GGCAGTTGTCAATGTCCTCGCCCATGTCCGCGAACTCGGGCACGCAGGTGACAGTCAGGCCGCCGGTGGTCGCGCCGAGAATGTCCGCCTCGTCCAGCGTGCCGGTGCCGGGCGTGAATGCCGTCGCGATGACGCCCGCGTTCATCTGCAGATTCTGGAAGGTGGTGGTGGGAATTCTGGTAAATTTCATATTTTCACCTCATGTGCCGGTCAAACCGGCGTATTCCAGCGGACGGTGACGTTGAACACCTTCCGCTTGATCAGATCGTCGTTTTCGTCGCCCATGGACAGCGCCCACGGGGATCCGCGCGTAATCCATGCGGTTCCGCCGTCACAGGGAATCACCACGCCGCCGCGCCCGATGACCGAGGAAATCTCCTCGGTTTTGGCGTTGATCGGAACCCAGCTCGAATCCCGGTACCACAGCGACACCGTCAGGGCCACGCCGTAGTCCGAAAACGCGTCCGTCCCGAGCTGGTAGGTCAGCCGGGGAAAACCGGGTGCATCCTCCCCGTCCGGGACGGAATTTTCTTCAAATGCGGGCACACCGAACCGGGACCAGAACGCGTGCCACGCCGCCGCTTTGGTCATGACGCACCTCCGGTCAGCTCGTATTCCTCCGCCGTTACCTGGTGGAACGTGAAGGATGCCATGGATGGCGTAACCACATCGTCCCCGTCCGAGGTCACCCGGAGGATCTTCCCGTCGCCCAGCCGCTTCACGATGTCGTGATATTCCAGCGGCACCGTCGCGGGAGCGGTCAGGGTGTACAGGGAGGACACCCCCGCCGCCGCGCCCGTCCGGGCCTCAATGGAGGTATCAAATGACGCCTTGCCGTCAAACCGCGCCCCTTCCGTCCATGTGGTGATGTATCCGCCCTCCCCGTCAGGAGTGCGGACCTTCTCCATGAAGCAAAAGGGCTCGTACATTTCCTCAAACAGCGTCATATCTTCCTCCATCGGTTGATCCGGGCCGTGAACGGGAGCCGGGGATCCTTCCATGTTGTGGGTACATCCCCGACGCCGGTTTTCCGCGTGTAGGTGTACCCCGCGAAGCTCTCAGAGGAATAGGGGCCGGACAGCACCTCAGCCGTGGCCGACGCCAGAGCCGCCGCGCTGTCCTTCTCCCACGCGTCGATGTCGTTCCGCAGGGCCACGAAGTCCGGGGGAATGGCAAGGATCCAGACGGCCCCGGAAAACTCCTCGTCCGTGAATTCCCCGTGCGGGTATTCCCACACGCCGTCATTGTAAAGGGATCCCACGACGCGGATCCACGTCCCGGGCTCAATGTCATCCAGCGGCGACAGCTCGCCGTTCCGGACCGTGAACCGGCCCCGGATAACGCCGCGCGTGAACCAGTTCCGGCATTCCGCGCAAAGTTCGCCCATGGTCATAGTCTGCCGCCGCTCCTTTCGTCGGGTTTACGCCACGTAGGTGTACTTGATCGTCACGGTGCCGGAAGGCGCGGAAGCCAGACGGACGCCGTTGCGCTCGATGGTGTAGGCCGTGATCGCGGTGTTGCCGTCCTTCAGCTCCTGAACGGAAACGACATTCGCGTGAGCCGTCTTGAAGAGCTTCGCATCGGAAGCGTCCGCGGTGATCGTCTCGGCGGTCGTGACCTTAGTTTCGGTGCCGATGTAGCCCACCACGACGCCCTCCGCGTACTCCACGAAGAACTGAATGCCGGACGCCACAAGGGTCTCGACCTGCATCCGCTCATGGGTGGGAATGTCGGTGGCGATGCCGATGTAGCCGAGGTCGTCCACGGTCAGATCGAACGCGCCGCCCATGTCGCCGGTCATGGCGATGTAGTAGAGGATCAGGTTTTCCTTGGCCGTGGCGATGAACGACCCGGCAGTCACGCGGGAGGTCAGAATCACGGTGCCGAGGCCCAGGAAGTTTTCGATGTAGTTGAACCCGAACGCCGTCTGCAGGGAGACCTGCGCGGTCTTCAGGTAGTCCGCCACGTCCAGCGGATTGAGGAAGTAGACCGCCTCGGCAGTGTCGTCCTCGAACTTGACCTGCAGCTGGCCCCACGCCGCCGCGAGAGCCGCCTGCAGACCGGTTCCGGAGACGGGAGTCTCGCCGGAAATGGTGTTGTTGAGCAGGGTGAAGAAGTCGGAGCGGACGGTCTTCTGCACGTCGCCGAGCAGAGCCGCGTCGGTCTCCCGCACCGCCTCGTCGTAGCCGGATTTGAGGATCGCTTCGGCGGAGGTCGCCTTGCGCCATTTATGCAGGGTGATCTCGCCGACGGGAACCTTGGTCCGCGCGTACTGAGACAGCGGGATGATCTCACCCTCGGGAACCGCACCGGACTGCAGCGTGCCGGTGGTCTTGTACGCGTACATCGTGGTCCCTTCCTGCATCGGGATCTTCCGGGTCACGCCCAGAACCTCGATCAGCTTGGCGAGGGATCCGTGGGTGAAGTTGTAGGTGAAGTCGACTTCGCGCACCTTCGCCATCTGAGCCTTTTTGATCAGATTGGTTTCGGCAGTGGTGTAAACTTCGTTTGCCATAAATTATCCTTTCTCGGGATCAGATCCCGAACAGTTCATGATTTTCGAGCATGGCGGCCTGTCTCTGCGCCGTGTCCTTGATCGCCATGATCTGTTCTTTGGTCATGGTCGCCTTGCCGCCGTTCGCCGGAGGATGGGCCGTGCCCGCCCCCGCGGTGCCGGTCGTGACAACCAGCCCCTTGAAGGTCCCGCCCACCAGCTCGTCCAGCGCTTTCGTATCCTTGAATTTGTCCCCGTCCAGCTCCGCCGCTTCGATTTCAGCGGTCGCGCCCCGGACAGCGATTTCAAGGTTGGCACCGGTGATTCCTTTACCGGTGAAATAAGCCCTTGCCGCCGCTTCCTTGGCCGCACGGGTTTCCTTTGCGGTGACGCCTTTCTTGAAGTCCTCGAACGCCTTGTGCTCGTCCTCGAACTTTTTCTTGTAGTCCCCGCCAGCCTTCAGGCCGTCCAACTCCTTCTGAACGTCCGTCAGCTTTGCCGCATCCGCCTCCGCCTTGGACAGCTTGTCCTTCAGCCCGTCCACGGTTTCGGTGTGCGCCTCGATGATGGTGTCAACCTGTTCGTCGGTCAGCCCCATCCCCTTCAGAAATTTGCGTGTAACTGCCATTTGTCGATGCTCCTTTTCTTCGGTCGGCGTTTCTTTGCCGATTCGCATTTGAAATAAAAAGAGCCGACGCGTGAAAAAATCACGTTTCGGCTCAATGGCTCTGTGTGTAGGTGATTCAGTTTTTGCGCCCAGCCAGCCGGACATAGCGGAATGGGATCTCCCCCCGGCACCCCCGGCACCACAGGAAAATTTCTCCGCCCCGGGGATCGTGCACCAGCCCCGCCGTATCACCGGCCCGGCACAGCACTTTCCCGCAGACGGGACAGCGGATGTTTTTTCGCAAACCTATC